AGTTTTTACTATAGTGATTGCCATTTTATTATATATATATATATATATATATATATAAATATAATGAAAGATATTTCTTTTCAAGAAAAAGAATTAACAATTTTACGAGAATCGGTTGATGAAGCTACTGCTATTTTAGGTAAAAAATTAGCAAGATCAGACGATATTAAAATATTAATTAATATTTTGGAAAATTTCATAATAGCTAAAAAATGTCTTTGTTATGGTGGAACCGCTATTAATAATATCTTGCCCCACCAAGATAGATTTTATAATAAAAATATTGAGATTCCGGATTATGATTTCTTCTCTTCAAACGCACTTGAAGATGCCAAAGAATTAGCTGATATATATTTTAAAGAAGGATATACGGAAGTGGAGGCCAAGGCGGGTATTCATACCGGAACATATAAGGTTTTTGTTAATTTTATTCCAATTGCCGACATTACATATTTAGACAAATCTATATTTAATAATTTAATGAAAAAGGCTATTAAGGTTAATTCAATTAATTATTGTCCACCCGACTTTTTAAGAATGTCTATGTATTTAGAATTATCAAGGCCTATGGGCGATGTAAGTAGATGGGAAAAAGTTCTAAAAAGACTTATTTTATTAAATAAACATTTTCCATTAAAAGGTCTAAATTGTAATAAAACAGATTTTATAAGAGAATACGTAGGTCCTAATTCAAGTACTGATAATATATATAATATTGTCCGAAAATCAATTATTAATCAAGGATTAGTTTTTTTTGGTGGTTATGCTACAAGTCTTTATGGTAAATATATGCCCAATAGAGAAAAAAAACAACTTTCTAAATATCCTGATTTTGATATATTATCTGAGGATGCTAAAAGAAGTGCAAATATTATTAGAGAACAATTGATATATGAGGGTTTTAGAAATATAGAAGTTATTAAAAAACAAAGTATAGACGATTTAATCACAGAACATTATGAAATTATTATAAAGCATAAAACGAAAATAGATGTATTATGTTATGTATATAATAGTAATTCATGTCATAGCTATAATATTATACATATTAACGGAGAAACACTCAGAGTTGCTACTATAGACACCATGTTGAGTTTTTATTTAATTTTTATTTATGTAAATAGGGGTTATTATGATATTAATAGATTATTATGTATGTCCGAATATTTATTTAAAGTACAATTAAAAAATAGATTGGAACAGAAAGGATTATTAAAAAGATTTAGTATTAATTGTTACGGTAAACATAGTACAATGGAGGATATAAGATCGAATAAATCTAAAAAATATAAAGAATTGCGTGCGAAAAACTTGCGGCATGGTAATAAAGAATATGACAAGTATTTTTTAAGATATATACCGGGTGATAATATCTCTTATAAATGTAAAAAACAAACTAATAACACAAAAAACAGTGTGACTTACGGGGTAACAAAAAAAATTAAAAATAAAAAAATAAAAAATAAAAAATAAAAAATAAAAAATAAAAATAATTTCTATATTAATATATATAATATAGAAAAATTATGCCGAGTGATTGTGTAATGGGTGATTTTATTTCAGAAAATTCTTTAATGATAGTGGGGATTTTTCTGGGGAGCGTGACAGCATGTTGTATGTGCGTATTAAAATCAAGATGTAGTAAAATAAAATGCTGTTGTATTTCATGCGAGAGAAATGTATTGAGCGAACAAGCATTAAATAATATGCAATCTAATCCCCCAATATCTTGGACGGCGGTATGAATTATAATATAGGAATGTATATTATTTGCTATTAACATTATAAACACAGCATGTAGTATTATTACTTTTTTTACATTTGATTTTTTTGCATTTTAACATTTTTTTTAACTTACGAGTTGTATTAGAGAGAGAACACCGTTTATTAGAGATAATACACCTATTATAAAATGATTTTTTAATATCTTGTATATATGGTATCAATAGTTCCGGGTTACTTCTCTCTGCATGTCCTTGAAATCCATAAAATGGATAATTCTTATGCTTTATAATTTCCACAAATTCTATTTGGTTTTTATCTTTACATGTCGCGTATAATGATATTTTTTTTGTTTTACTTATATGGTTAGGAGAGATACCTAATTTATTATTATGTATCAATTTGTTAGATTTATTAAATAACTTTCTTAATTTCTCTCCGTGCTTTGTAAATTTTGGAGACTTTTTATAATTATAATACGAATGAACGTTAATAAATAAATCGTCGATTGATTCATTTGATTCTATTAACATTGAGTTATGAAATCCATGACATATTGCCAGAATTGGTAGAAATCTCTCCGAATTATTTATTGACTTTGCTAATTTTAATAATAATTTCTGTTTTTTTAAATGTTTTATAAATTCCTTACTATAATAATAATTTCCGATTTGACTACCCGGGAATAACAACCCATCTAATTTGTTTACAATAGTTTTCATTTTTATGTTCGAGAGATTGTATGGAATTATTATGTAATTAAGATTGTTCCGTTTAAACAATTTTATAAAAAAATCTGATAAAAATACTTGTTCTCTCGATTCTTTGTTATTTATATAAGGCGTTGCTAATATTCCTACAATTGGTATTCTCATACTAATATAATAAAATATTTAATTTTATGAAAAATATGAATTATGGAAGTATTCAAATCAAATTTGGTACTTGTGTTCTAAATTTCACTCGCCATCTTATTGTAAAAATATCTTAACGCATTTTTTTATCAATTTAAGTAATATTTTAATGTTTATTGTTTTAATAAATATTAAAATTTTATTATGTATTATCATTATAAAAATAATTCAACTTAACCGAATTTTGGGAAACCAACAAGATTTGCACCGATACCGAATCCAGCACCTGATCGCGCGCTTGCGCCCATAGTAGGAACAAAGGTATCAAGGATACTAAATGTAGCAGCCGCCATTAATGCTATAATCGCGATTTCTTCAAATTTTAATGCGCGTTTTTCAGGTGGAATAACAAATGCAACAATTGCAACCATTAAACCTTCTACTAAATATTTGATAGCTCTTTTAACTAATTCTCCCATTCCTGGATTCATTTTTTGTTTATAATAATAACTAAGAAAAAAATTATATATTTTTATTTAATATAATTTAAATAAACAAATTAATTTGTATATAATTAATTTGTTTATAATTAATTTGTTTATAATTAATTTGTTTATAAAAAATAACTTAAAATTATAATCGAAATTATTTTATATAATAATGTCCGCGAAAAAAAGCGCTAAAGCAAGAGATCCCGAGGTTAAAAATGATATAGATTATAAAAACGTTGATTTATTAGACGAAGATAAACCTATAGCCGGTCAGAAATATGTATGTTTAAGTTTTGTTTCGCCTGAAGATATTTTAAAAGATAAAAATCTATTTTATTTCGAAAAATTTATAAAACACTTTGATTTTAAAAAATCAATGGATAAATACACACAATTTCTAAATTTTCTAAGTTATAAATATAGTTTAGATTTTCAAAAAATCTCTAAAGATCTAGAAGAGTTTATAATTGAAGAGAAAGAAAAGCTTATTGATACAACCATTGAAGATGATTATAAAAGTTATATTGATAATTCTGAAAAAAAATTACAACAAGAGTTCAGCGAGTTACATAATTACCAAACAAATACTCGTGGAATTAAAATTAGGGGAACGTTTGGTTCACAGGAAGAAGCAGAACAGAAATGTAAAATGTTAAGAGAATATGATCCTAATCATGATGTTTATGTTGGACAAGTAGGATTATGGATGCCATTTCACCCCGAAGCCTATAAAACAGGTAAAGTGGAATATCTTGAAAAAGAATTAAATGAATTAATGTATAAAAAGAAAGAAAACGATGAAGTAAATAAAGACGAGTTTAATAAACGAGTTAAAGATGCTAAACGAAAAGCAATCGAAGAAAATATAGCTAAAGCAACAAAGGAAGGTAATAAATTAATGCAATCCATAGATGAAGATGGAAATCTCATTAATGCCGACAGAATGGATGTTCCAGGTAAAAATTTATTATTTGGCGGTGGAGAGAACGATGATGTATCTACTGCTGATTTACGAAGGGAATTATTTAATGGTGAAAATATAATTTTAGATAAAGATAATGATCACGGAATTGGGGAAATATTAGAAAGAAAAAAAAATAAAGAAGTATCCGAAACAGACGTAGCTAAAACAGACGTAGCTAAAACAGACGTAGCCGAAACAGAAGCAGCTGAAACAGACGTAGCCGAAACAGAAGCAGCTGAAACAGACGTAGATGAAACAGACGTCGCTGAAACAGACGTACCTGAAACAAACGTAGATGAAACAGACGTAGATGAAACAGATGTAACTGAAACAGACGTAACTGAAACAGACGTACCTGAAACAGACGTAGATTAGGGGGATAAAAACATGTTAAATGGAATAAGAGATTATGAGATCCAGTAAAAAACTTGTCTATTCCAAGTATTGGATTACATTTTTTCATATGGGTTATTCCAGCCGTAACAATATAATAATTATTATTTTAAATAATAATTATTATTTAAAATAATAATTATTAATAAATATGAGCAAAAGTGAAAGTATTAATTATTGTGCTTATACAGATTGCGATCGTAAATTAAAATTAACATCTATGGCTTGTAAATGTAAAAAAACTTTTTGTAAATACCATAAACTACCTGAACAACATATTTGCGAATATGATTATAAAGAAACCAATTATAAAAAGCAAAAAATAATAGATATGAAATGTATTTCGGATAAATTAAATAAATTTTAATTTATATTATCCTTTTTTGTGTTTTATTTATGTGTCTTTGTTATCGTATGTATAGCTAATATGGTATATACAAACCGAATCATCGTAAATATTTATTGTATTAGCCATTTACCATTTACTTTTACGAACATTAATTTTAGGACCTTTCTTTTTATCTCTTGAATTAGGATCATACACTTCTTCTTCGTCGTCTGAATCAATAGATTTAGAAATCTCCCAAAATTCTTTAGATCCCAATTTAAAATTTTTATGAGTATCTGCCTTATACCAAAAAATTTGATCCCCTAATTTATTAGATTTTGCGTTATTATTAATAACTAAACATTCATAATTTTCGGTGCATTGATCCATTACTTGACAAAAAGATTCAAATGTAGGAAACATACCGGCATAGTTTTCGTATATTCTTTTTCTATTTGAAATATAAGGTTCTCTCAATAAAAATACATAATCTATATTTGTTCTTAAATTGGGCGGAATACCTAATGGATATTGCATAGTAATGATCAGCATCATTTTCCAATGACGACCATTCATAAATAATAATCGCATCATTTTATCCCGAGTCCAACCGGCATCAAATAAGCAATCGTCTAATATAACAAATGCTCTAGGATCAATTGTGGATTTTTTATAAATTTCTACCTCTTTTTTTATTTGTTTTAATACGGTTCTTTGCCTTTTTAATATATTTTCTATTATTGATGAATTATATTCTTCGTGTATGAATAATTTAGGAACGTGTTCACTATAAAATCCATTACCCGCTTCTGTACCACTAATAACTGTTCCTATCGGTATATCTTGATGATAATATAATAAATCTCTAACTAAATAAGACTTACCAGTATCTCGACGACCAATTAAAACAATAACAGGACCTTTATTTTCGTCTGGTTTAAAACTAATATGTTTCATTTCAAATTTTTTTAATTCTAAAGTCATGTTTAATAAATATAACTAAATATTTATTTATTATCAATACGCAAAAATTATTAAACAAAATCGTTAGAATTAAGAAATATATTTCTTATTATTTAAATATATGGAGGTTAATTATAAAAAAAATAAAAATGGAGAATTATTTAACGAATTATCTCATGAAAAACTATTAAATATTGATAACTTGCAAAATTATATTCCAATTTATAGTAAATTTTTTAATCTAAATGAAAAAAATCATAATTCTATAAATTTAAACAATGATTACAAATTAAATTCTATAGTTGAAAAAATAGGTTATTCAAAATTTAATGGAACAATAATTAATGATAATGATGATATAATTAGTAAGAAAATATTTTTCAAATACGGACCATTACTTGATCCAATAAAATATATGATTGGTAAATATGATAATAGTAATAATATTTTTGAATTGCCTAAAATTAATAGTAATGATAGCGTAAATAAAAAAATATTAGATGTAAATAATTCAGCATATACAGATGGATTCTTTTCTTATCTATCAAGCTTATTACTTAATAAATATAATTTTTTAAATGGTATTGATTATTACGGATCGTTTTTAGGTATAAAAAATGATTTTATAGTTGATATAGAAGACGACCTAGAATATTTAGATGATTCCGATTTTTTTCATAAAAATAATAATATATTATTTAATATTTTAGAAACTGAAAATTTTAAAAATTATTTTAGTAATACTAAAAAATGTAAACAAGCATTAGTAGTTCATGATATTAATATACCCGATGAAGATATAAAAATATATAATTTAAATGAAATTAATATTAATAATGAAAATAATGAAAATAATGAAAATAATGAAAATAATGAAAATAATGAAAATAATATTAATAATAATATTAATAATGAAAATGAAAATGAAATAATTTTTAATAAAGATTTAGAAGTTGAATATACCAAAGAGTTGACTGAAAATAATATTAATAAAAAAAAAGCAAAAACAAATCAACAAAATGAAAGCGAAGCTTCTTGTTCATCTAGATATTCTAATACAAATACCAATTCGAGCAATGGTGATAATTCAGACGAAGAAGATAATGATTCAAGTGAAAGTGGGAGCGAGTCGTCTTTAGTTGAAGAAGATTTACATGCGAAAATATTAAAATTTCCAGTTCAAACTATTGCTTTAGAATGTTGCGACGATACGTTGGACGCATATGTAATTAATAATAAAATAAAAGATAATGAATGGGAATCGATTATTTCTCAAATAATATTTTCCTTAATTACTTATCAGAAAGTTTTTGATTTCACTCATAATGATTTACATACAAATAATATAGTATATAATAATACTGATAAGAAATTTTTATATTACATGTATAATAATAAACATTATAAAATTCCTACTTATGGTAAAATATATAAATTAATTGATTTTGGTAGAGCTATTTATAAATTTAAAGGTAACATAATATGTAGCGATAGTTATGCTAGCGATGGAGATGCACACACACAATATAATACAGAACCATATATAAATAAAGATAAACCGATATTAGAACCAAATAAGAGTTTTGATTTATCTAGATTGGGGTGTTCTCTATTCGATTATTTTATAGAAGACATTGATGACATAGAGAAAATTAAATCACCAATAAAAAAAATAATAATTGAATGGGTATTCGATGACAAAAATAAAAATATATTATATAAAAATAATGGTTGTGAAAGATATCCTGATTTCAAATTATATAAAATGATTGCCAGAACAGTCCATAATCATATGCCCGATAATGTAATAAAAAAACCTCTTTTTGATAAATATATAATTGCTAAAAAGAAAATTAAAAATCAATCTGTAATATTTAATATAGATACGTTACCGGATATGACATAGAATTATCAATTTTACACCTTTGAACATTTAAAACAACCCTGGTATAATGTTTCATTATTCGTTCGATAGTGCTGTCTATCGAACTGATGTAGGTTAGAAATATAGAACAATATATAAGATATTAACATTATTAATATCTTATATCTCACTGATTATTTTTTTTAAAAATCAGGACCACTTACGAATATAGGATGTGGTGCTTTGATATTTCCTATTATTTCATCAAAATTAAACTGATCTAAAATTATTAAACATAAACTAGCCGAAATAAAAACCAAAAGTGTATCTTTAAATAAATCTTTTAATGGTTTATTTTCTTTCAATATTAATCTCATTTCAGTAAATTTTAAGACAAAATAAATAACACTTATAACCGACGAAGTCAATAATTGATTCATTTATAATTTAGTATTATAAATGAATTATAGAGAAATTAACGAATTATTTTAATTCCATTATATCTAAATCAATTGATGCATCTAATGAGTTTATATCTAAAGCATTTAAATTTAATTCGTCGGGGTCATCCGTCAATGTTTTAATTTCTAAATCTATTTTTTCTTCTTGGTCCGGATTTAATTTTAAATTTTCTTTATAATCTGTCTCATTGTCACTTTCATACTCAAATTCGGGCGGTTTTTCTTGTTCGCCTATTTTGGGTAAAAATAATTGTGTGCTTTTATTATCATTATCATTATTAATATCATTATTAATATCATTATTAATATTTAATGATTTATTTGCGTTTTTAATTGCTTCACTCAAATTTTGTTTACTTTCTGCTTTTAATTTATCTTTTACTTCTTGTTTTGCTTTATCTAATTCTCTTTCTTTTTCTTCTTTATCTCTTTTTTTAATGGTATCTTCATCTGCGATTATTTCTCTGGTTTCTTCTATACTGACATCTGTTTCTAAAGTTTCATCTAAATAAATTCTCAATATATTTTCAACCGGAATATTATCTCTAATTGTATTTAAAATACATTCTTTTACTATTATTTCTAACTCTCTATTATTTTTTTGAATTTGTAAAGACATAATATTTTTTTCAAATAAATAAATATTAACATATATTTTTCTTGCAATATTGATGTATGTTTTATGAATAAAACTTTTCAAATCCGGTATATCTATATCTACTTTTTTTTGTTTTAATCCAACCCTGGAAGAGGTTAATGATTTTAATTGAGTAATATGAACACATGTAAGTAAATCTTCTAAATAATTACAACAACTGCTAGTTAGTATTCTTTCTTTTTCAACTCTAACTATTTCAGAACTCCATTTTGGAATATTATTTAATAGATTTTGAAATGTCATCAAGTATTTTTCTTCTTCGTCATTATCTATACACATTTTATAAGCCTCGTCAAAAACAGATTTGATGCCTTCTATTACACACGGGGTCAATATATTTACTAATCTAGCACACCACTCATTTTTAGATTCAGTAATAGTAGTTAAATTATAATCGTCCATTTATTTAAATAAAACCAATATTTTCTAAATTAACATTATTACGAAAATATATATAATTCAAACAAAACATAATTATCAATGATTCATTGCGTATTTCTTTCTTATGAATATCTAAAATAAAGAGAAATTTATATTTTTCTTTACAATCGGGTAATTTATTTTTTATATAATGAAGTAACATATTTCCAGTAAAACCATTATTATATAATTTATTTGTTAAATTTAATATATAAATAATTTTTTTTGAAGTAGGTAAATTATTTATTGAATTATCTATTATTATAAATTTATTCAAATAATATATTTTTTTTGAGAAAAAATCATTAGATTTTACTAAATCATTATTTACGGTTATCTTCTTATTACAATAAATATCACTAAACCTCGATAATATAGGCATTAATATTTTAAATTTATCATCCACAATTATAAAGAATCTAGTACTATGATTATATATTTCTATACACCGTCTTAATGCTGATTGTGCGTCTATGGTTAATTTATCAGCATTAAGTAAAATTATTGATTTAAATAAATAATTGTCATTTTTATTAATTATAGTATTAGCAAAATGTTTAAGATTCTCTCTTATAAATTTTATATTACCCTTACCATGTGAACAATTTATAATTAGTACATATTTACTAATATTCACATTGGTTTTATATATCATTTTTATTAAATATTCTAATAGAGTTTTCTTACCACTTAAATTACAACCGTGAAATATAATATTTGGAATATTTTTTGTTTCATATAATTTATTTAATTTTTGTATAATATTTTCATCCATATAAACATTATAAATACTTATTAATTAATTTTTAATTTATATTTTTATTAAATTATATTATTATAATACTATGCAAAGATCTCTGGTATCTACTAATGGAACTATTAAATCTACTATTAATAGTCGAATAAGTAATTTATTAATAAATGATAACACTATAATACCCGATGGATTAATACCTCAAGCCACTGATGGAAGTTTAACATTGGCCGAAATAATAAATGACATATTGTTTCAAAATAGAAATGCTTTATTTGATGATGTTCGCGTCGCCGGATTGTTAAAAACCGAATATTTATCAATTGATAATTCAATATCTATAGGTGATACAAGTGGTTCTACTTATCAAGTTTTACAATTTATAAGAAAAGACAATTTTAAAGAAAATGCAATTGACCAAGTTATTAATAACGAATCGTACGAGATTATAAATGATATATCTTTATCATTTAGAGCAAAAAATTCGAATAGTTATTATCAACTAGGCATTACATTTAACAATTTAACATCAACATACTATAATACATTCCTTAAAATTGGAGTTTTTTATTATACTACTATTACCGACTTAGGCATCGATTCAGATGAAAAATTAATAGGCGAATATGTTATTGGCAGTGAAAATACTAATTTTACCAGTGGGATATTTAGTAAAACGGTAACAGTAAATATATTACATGCAGCTAATGATACTGTTCATTTTTATCTAAAAGGTAAAATTCAGACAGATAAACATGGTAATGATTTTGATTATGCTGATCTTGACGACGAACTTAAACCTAAAATAATTCAAACTTTATCGGGTAATTTAATAACAGCTTCTGAATTCGCTTATTTTACTTAATTTTTTTAAAATATTTAGTAATTATATAAAATGGGATTATTTTCCACTACTAAAAAAAGAGGAAGATATATTACTATCTGAAAAAGATATATTACTATCTGAAAAATATAGTGAATTATCAACGTCCACTTGCGAGAGTACTGATTTAGGTGATAACTATTTAGTGTATAAAAAATCAATTATAGAGTCACTCATTAATGCGTTTGAACTTTATAATACACCTATAAATGATACAGGCGGTGATAGAGTTCTAACAGCCAATCTATTAATAGATTTTGATGATAGAGAGAAGTTATTAAACTATTTCAACTTTGAAGAAATGGGAAGAATATATAACCCAAATAAGGAAGACAAGGCGGAAGTCAAGAAAGTTATGGCCAGGAAGAAGCTCAAAAAGAGTCATGATAAGTTTATCGATGAGTTAAATGAATTAGAAAAAGGCGCATATAATATGGAATGCAAAAAACAATACAATCTTATACAAAAAGTAAAAAATTTTGGTCTAACACAATTCGAAACCTTATTACCAAACTTAAAAAAAGATTTACAGCAACGCGCCGCCGGCGTCATGACACATCATACAAGATTAATCGACATATATGCCAACATGGATGGTATTATAAATAAAAACGACTCCATTAATACTAATATTAATTTAATAGAACAGAGCATTAATAGTAGTATAAAGGATCTCGAATATGAGTACTTTAACGAAAATAACACGCTCGCTATGACGGGAGGTCGCAATTATATAGGTAAAACAACAAAATATATAAAGATAAAAAGAACACCAACAAAAAGAAGACCAACAAAAAGAAGACCAACAAAAAGAAGACCAACAAAAAGAAGACCAACAAAAAGAAGACCAACAAAAAGAAGACCAATAAAAAGAAGACCAATAAAAAGGAAGGCCAACAAAAAGGAAGACCAATAAAAAGGATGATAAATATATTATAAAAATAATTTATAATATATAATGAGTTACTCAATATCAAGTTTGGATCCTATAGAATTATTAAATCCTAATAGAAAATGGAAAATAGGACATAAAGGCCAATTAAAAGAATTAGATATAAGTGGAATTCTTAATATTAGCGGTGATTTACATTATACTAATAAAATTACCGGTTACGATCTTGATTTATATGGAGATGTTTCTTTAAACGAAAATTTGAATGTAGCTGGAAATGCAATATTTGAAAGAGCGGTTTATCAGAAAATTGATCCAAGTATTGATTATGATTATTATAATGGTACATACGGACTTGCCAAACATTTACAACCCAAACAAGATGACCAAACTAGTAAAAATTTAATAATAAATACAAATGATAATAATATCCAATTAAATGCCGCCAATACAATTGACATAGCCAATTCACTTGAATTAAGACGTGTGATGGTAATTGGATTAAATGGATATTATGCCAGTAGTAGTGACGGTATATATTGGGATATTTCCGGAAATATATCCACCAATAAATTAAAGCATATTATATGGGTTAAGGAACAGGAAAAATTTGTAATTATTGGAGACAATGGGTTTATAGCTACATCGACCGATTCTTCTAATATTAACATTACTTCAAATATAATTTCTGTAAATACTTTAAATTCTATTGCTTGGTCTCCTGAATTACAAATTTATCTAATTCTAGGTAAAACTAATAATAATACTACTTTTACAGCAACTAGTTATGATGCAATTACATGGTCTAATAATACTGAATTTAACGACATTCAACATTTATCATCAGTTATTTGGGTCGCCGAATTAAAAAGATTTATTTGTGTGGGTTCTTATATCCCCAATAATGAAATTAATTATTATGGATTTTATATGTCTACACCTAACGGAATTAACTGGGATATTAGTGGACATATAACATCGGCTTTAAATTGTGAATTTAATTCTATTGCATGGTCGCCCCAACTATCACGAATTACTGCTGTCGGGGAAAATGGTTTCTATGCTACTGCTATGGCAGAAAAAGACACTATTACCTGGTATAATAGTGGAATAATTTCAGATGTCGATTTATATAATAAAATTATATGGATTCCCCAATTACAAAGATTTGTTGCTGTTGGTAAAAAAAATACACAGGGTATTATGATTTCTAGTTTAAATGGTATAAACTGGGATTTATCTAGTAATGTCCCTAGAATATGTCAAAGTATTTGCTGGGCACAAGACCTTGGAAAACTATATATACCCGATACCAATGGTAGAATATATTATACTAACCCAAAATATGTTTTTCAAACAACTCATAACCTTTTCCAAGATGCTATGTTACATGATATAGCTATTAATGGATACGCACAATTTAATAATAAAGTTGAAATTCAAAAAGAATTTATCGTACACGGAGATGTTTCTGTTAATTCTAACTTTAATCTTACCAACAATATGGTTGTCTATGGCGACGTATCTTTTATAAAATCATTAGATATTACAGATCAATTACAAGTTTATGGCGATAGTTTATTCAATGTAAATGTCGATATTTCAAAAAATTTATATGTTAATGGTGATTCTTTATTTCGCCTCAATTTAGATGTTTCTAATAAATTAACAAGTAAATCATTAAATATATTAGACGACACATCATTAAACGGAAATATAGATATTACCGGGACAACAACAATTAGAAGCAATGATAATACTACTGCTTTACATGTCATGACCGACGCTTGTTTTAATAAAAATATTATTTTGGGGGGGGACGGAATAGATGGATACATATATGGACCACCCAATTTTCATTTATATCCAGTAGTAAATGGATCACCGGATTTATCTGGTAGAGTTATTATTAGGGGCGATTTAGTTGTTCTTGGTTCTAAACATATTGTAAATACTAATACAATAGATGTTAGTGATAGTATAATTACTATGAATGCCAATAATAGTGTAATAAGATATGGTGGTATTCAGGTGAAAGACTCTAATGAAAATACTAGATCAATATTATACGATAATATTATCGATAAATGGGATATATCTGATAATATCATCTTCAATGGTGATGCCGAATTTACTCAGGATAGTATAAATTTTAAAAAGGTAAATATATATGATAAATTTGAAATTTTTAATGATTCCACGTTCAATCATAATGTAGATATTTTTAATGATTTAAACGTCGATAAAAATATAACATTGAATTCTAATGGACCTACTTTTTTTGTAGATATATGTGGATCATTAACTGTCGGTAATGATACTAAGTGTCAGAAATTATTTGCAACTCAAATTGATATAGACGATAAATTTATATTTCATGGAGACGGATCTTTTAATTCTAATGTTGATATATGCGGCCATCTCATTGTCAACGGCAATGTATCATTAAATAATAAATTAGATGTATCTGGTTATATACAAGCGGGCACCAGCAAAATAGGCTCTTCTATTAATAATGGGAATGAGACAGCTTTATTTGGGCATAAAGATATGTTAGATATTAGTAACTGTGCCGTCGCCCAAAGAGGTGGTGCCGAAACAATAATAAATTGTAAACTGGGACAATCAATTCGATTTAAAATAAATGATGTGGAAAAAATGAGATTAACTGCCGATGGCAGTTTTGGAATAGGAACAAATGACCCAACAGAAAAATTAACTGTAATAGGTAATGTAATAGCAAATGGTTATTTAAATATTTCAGATGACAGAATAAAATTTGATAAAAAAAATATAGAAAATGGATTAGATATAATAAAAAATTTGACGCCAAAATTATATAATAAATCTGAGAGTATAGATAGTAGTTTAAATATAAAAAAAGAAGCAGGTTTTATAGCACAAGAAGTATTATTAATAAATGATTTGTCATTTGTAATAAAAGGTGTCGGAGAAAACATGACTGATAAATTATATAGTTTAGATTATGGTAGTATTTTTGCATTTAATGTAGCGGCGACAAAAGAATTAGATAATTTAGTTACTAGTTTAAGTAATGAAGTTTATTTATTAAAACAAGAAAAAGATATTATAAAAGGCGCATTAAATAAATTATTAGAAGACGGTGGACATAATAAAATTTTATGAAATAATTAAATATTAAAAGATAATAAGTGTGATATGAGAGAAGAGTTTTTATAACGAATACCAGATGATAATAATGAATAGCATATTATATAATAAATACCAGATGATATATTAAAAAATTTAACCCATATTAAATTTTTATAAAAAATGATTTATTAATGATGATAAAAATATGGTAGAATAAAAATAAAAAATAAATGTGGATTGCGTAATTATATTTGTATTAAAAAAATAATAGAAATATAAGATTAAAAATAATTAATATGGAAACAATAGAATTAAATAATATTTTGGAGAGAAAAGATATAGAAATAGATATAGAAAATATCTTAAATAATTTCAATAAGGATGATAAATATAAACGGGGAATATATATATATGGAGATAGTGGAATAGGTAAAACAAAATTTATTATAAATTTATTAAATAAATTAAATTATGACGTAATTTATTATGATAATAGTATAATAAGAAATAAGTCATTAATAGATAATATCGGTTCGCAAAATTTGAGTAATTCTAATGTGTATAGTATGTTTACTGATAAACCAAAAAAAATAGTAATAGTAATAGACGATATAGATGGTATGAATTATGGTGATAAAAACGGTATAATTTCTTTAATAAAGTTAATAAGAATAAAGAAAACGAAGAAGCAAAAACTGGAAAATTTAACAAATAATCCAATAGTATGTATAAATAATAAAAATAATGACAAAAAAATATTGGAATTAATGAAAGTATGTCATGTTTTTGAGTTAAAAAATCCAAATGATAAACAATTATTAAAAATAGTAGATAATTTGATACCAAATATTTTTAGATATTCTGAATTAGAAAATATGTTAATAAAAAAAAATCTTTTGGATTTTTTAAACAACAACTTGATATCAATTAATAAGATATCATTTTATGAAAAAAATGATATAATTTATAAGAAATTTTATGAAAATTATAAATCTATTAAGAATGATAGTAATGAAAATATAAAAATAATAACAAAAGATTTTTTAGAAAATGAATATAGTTTTGATAAAATAAATAATATATTAGAAAGTGACAGAACAATACTATCATTATTATTTCATGAAAATATAATACAAATATTAACAACTGCCGATATGGATATATATTTAAAAATTTTGGATAATTTTATTTTTAGTGATTATATAGATAGGATAATTTTTCAAAAACAAATATGGCAATTAACAGAAATGAATTATATTATTAAATTATTTCAAAATAATTTTATTTTGAAAAATAACAATTTGTTGAAGGAAATAAATATAGAAAATATTATTTTTACCAAAATATTAACAAAATACAGCAGTGAATATAATAATTATATTTTTATATATAATTTATTACAGTCTTTTTTAATAGATAAGAAAGATATATTTACATTATTTTACAATTTAGATAAAAATTATGATACGAGTGAAATAATTTACAAATTAGAGAGTTATAATATAACAAAATTAGAAATAATAAGAATAGTAAAATTAATAAATCAATTAATTGATTATCAAGAAAACAATAAAACCAAAGAGTTAGAATTAGATACAGATGAAACACCAAAATATATTTGATTAAAAATTTTTATAATTATTATTATTGTATAATAATTATAAATATTTATTCGTTTTCTTCATCCTTTAAATATTCATATCCGCCCGGTTGGTGGAGTTTATAAAATTGTTTAAATTCATCATATGATTTAAAAAAAAGTTTATTTGAATTGGGATTATACGGACAAGAGATTCCATTTGAATCATATTTTCCACTTGAATCAATAACTCGAAAGAAGTTATTTTCACTCAAACTACCCACGTAAGAATCATCTGAACTTTCACCCGTAATGGCATTTCTAATTCTAGAACCAATAATATTAGATGGGTAATATTGTTGAATATGTTTCATGATATATTATATACAAATAATTCTTTAAATAATTTTTTTAATGTTTTTTGGAAAGTTTACCATTTTCATATTTACCAATATAATTACCGATATCTTCATTTTTTAGAAATTCATAAATATCTTTTGTTTTAGGATTAATATAATATTTTTTTGAACCGATAGTTAATACATCGACTTCTTCTTCTTCTTCTTCACCTTCTTCGCTGTCTTCACCTTCTTCACCTTCTTCTTCACCCTCTTCACATTCTTCTTCACCCTCTTCACCTTCTTTTTCTTCTTCTTCTTCTTCTTCACCGTCTTCTTCTTCTTCTTCTTCTTCTTCTTCTTCTTGACCTTCTTCTTGACCGTCTTCTTCGAGATCTACCTCTGTTTTGCTTGCCTCTATAAGTTGTTCTTCTTCTTCTACTTCTTCTTCTTCTTCTACTTCTTCTACTTCTTCTTCTTCTTCTTCTTCTACTTCTTCTTCTTCTTCTTCTTCTTCTTCTTCTTCTTCTTCTTCTTCTTCTTCTTCTTCCTCTTCCTCTTCCTCTTCCACTTCATGTTCTTTTTCTACTTTTTCTACATCTTTGCTGTGTTCTTCTTGATTTACCATTGTATTGCTTGTTTGTACCAGTTGTTTATGTTTTTCAGGTACTACTTTTTCTAGTGATTCTTCGTATTCACTATCGTATTCACTATCGTATTCACTATCGTATTCACTATCGTGTTCACCATTGTATACATGAGTATTTTGATTTTTATTATCAACATTGTTATATGGTTTTACATGAATCGTGGAATTGGCATGAATAATTATATTTTCATTGGTTTCATTGGTTTCATTGGTTTCGGTAATTTTATTAATACTGGTTTCAGTTGGAACAAATGGCGGGTGTGATATGTCCATTTTAATATTTTTAATATTGGTTGATTTGATATTATCATATTCGGTTTTCAATGTATTATAGTTTTCTTGAAGTTCATCAAAATTATTTTTAAGTTTAATATATTCGGGCATAGTAAACAGTAAAGATTTTAGGACATCTATAACTTTATTATTACTATCAATAGATTTAAAATAAGAACCAAGATTAGATTTAAGAGTTTTATTAATATCGGTTGTAATAGATTTAATAACTTTGTCAATCTCAGCTTGCGCCATATTAGATAATACTAAAATTATAATTTTATATTGATTTCAAACAATTTTAAATTAATATAAAATTTATTATTTTATTTTTTGAGTATATTATTTTTAATAGTACCAGATTTAGATACAATTTTAGCACTAATTAAAAAATCTTCATTTTCTTCATATATTTCAGGTAAAATTTGTGATAAAGGTTTATCGACAATAAGTAATAATCTTTCATTTTCAAGTAATTTTCTATATTCTTGTATATCAAGATTGCCATAAAATTTATTAAGTAAATAATAGGGGCATGGGGCAGGTTTAATGTTTTTATTGTAATTATAAATTTTACCATAAATATTGTTTAAAAGATAATATCTCTCAAATTTAGTAGAGGTGTCGACATTTTCATTCATAAGATACGAACATGCACATTCAGGGCTACAAAAACAACCATAACAATGTACGGTAGAGTTAAGTTGATATTTAGGGACATATATAGGTTCATTGTCGAATGCGGATGTGCACCAAAAGCAAGCAGATTTTTTATTAATATTATTATGTTTAAGATTGAAAGTTAATTGTTTTAATTTTTTAGATATATTTTTTTTATATGTATTAGTATCATTGTTACTAATTAAAGTATTATTAGTAGATTTTTCACAATTTAATTTGGCATCATTATCATCGTCATTGTTATTGTTATTGTTATTGTTATTGTTATTGTTATTGTTATTAGTATTGTTATTGTTATTAGTATTGTTATTGTTATTGTCGTAAACTTTATCGGGTGTAGTATTAATATAATTAAATTTAAGATTATTATTTTTATTATTATATTCAATATCAAAGTTATCTATTTCATTAATGTTAGGTTCATATTTAATTATATTAGTAATATTTTCAATATCGTCTAGCTTGCAATTTAAATGTAAAATAATATTTGGTATCGGTATATTATTAACTAATATATTTTTAACTTCAACAACTTTTCCGCCCTTTGGTTTTCGCCCGCGTTTTTTGTGTACTTTAGGCTCAACATTAGTGGTATCAACGGGTTTTTTATCCATATAAATAATTAAATTGTTGCTATTATCCATGGCTTCTAGTAATTTAAGATTCTCATAATAAGATTTAGGTCGGCGGCCTTTTTTTTTTGGGTATTGAATTAAATATTCTGATATCTCCGAAGACATTCTATATACTAGTTTCTCCGTTAATATTTTATATTATTTTTATATATATTTAAAAATGAATATGTAAAAAATAATATTAAACTGATTTCAAAAATATAATATACGATGAATAAAGAGTCTATTCCGTGGGTTGAAAAATATAGACCGAATGTATTCGGCGATATAATATTAGGCGATAATAATAAGGAATTATTTAAAAATATATTAGAAAGGAATCATTTTCCAAATTTATTATTACATGGACCGCCGGGAATCGGGAAGACTACAACAATAATAAATTTAATAAACAAGTATAAAAAACAAAATGATGAAGAGAGTAAAACGCTAGTAATACATTTGAACGCGTCAGATGAGAGAGGTATAGATATAATAAGACATAATATATATAATTTTGTAATTTCAGATAATTTATTTTCTAAGGGAATGAAATTTGTAATATTAGATGAAGTAGACTATATGACAAGAATAGCCCAACAGGCATTAAAATGCTTAATGCAAGAATATAATAAAGGTATAAGGTATTGTTTAATATGTAATTATATAAGTAAGATAGATTATTCACTACAATATGAGTTTATAAAAGTAAGATTTAACAAATTAAACGAGCAAGATATATATAATTATTTAAATAATATAAATAAATTGGAAGATATAAATTTAAATAAAAAAACAATAAAAAATATAATAAATAGTTATGATTCAGATATAAGAAGCATGATAAATTTCATGCAATCGAATATGTATAATAAAATTAGTATTTTGGACGATGATGTATATAAAAATTTATTACAAATAAATATAAATGACCGCATAGAGAATTTCAACAAGGCTTTAAATATGGTAGAAAATAAATATAAAATAAATAAAGGTTTAATATTAAAAAATTATATAGGATATGTATTAAATAATAGATTAAATTTATTGGATAGTAAAACAATATGTGAGTTAGAATATATAATACATAATTTAGACAATGAAGATTTATGTATAAATTATATTTACTATTGCATAGGAAATAATAAACAATGATTATTGATAGAATTGATAGAATTGATTCTTTTCATGAGTCTAACTTGCCATTGATTCGGTGGAGAATTTTTGGTAGGATTGAAACTATGAATATTTAAACTGCATTCTTTGGTGGAATTATCATTTTTTTTATTTTTATGATTGATAATATTTTCAATTTTTTCAAAGGTTGAATTAGTTTTTTTAATATGTATTTGATTATCATAGTAATAATCAAAATTATTTAACTCTTGCGCTAATAAAGAAACCATTTTATATAATTAAAAAGAAAATTATATAAAAAAATTATATTAAAAAATTATATTAAAAAATAATTGATAAAATAATATAAAAATAAATATAAAGAAAAATGTCAATAGACGAAGAATGGAGTAATTTTCTAGATGATATAGATGATAGTAGAAGCATGAATATAAAAAAAGAAGTAGACGATAAAGTTTATATAATTCCTAAATGCACAGATATTTATATATCAACAAAAACAAAAATCATATATCTAACGGTAGATAATTTAGATATTGATTCAATATTCTGGAAAATATCGATTGAAGATTATGATAAACAAGTGGATGGGATTATAAAAAAACAAATGAAGATATCATCAAATACAAAAGAAGAGCTAGCTACATTAGAAGAATTAATAAAAAATGAAGATTATTATGTAACAAAAATAATCAATCATATAGATAATCCGAATGGTAGGATTATTACATTTAAAGACGTGAGAAAAATCAGTGTTGGATTATGTAAAAAAGATTTAATATATACCAGAACAAAAGAAAAAAGTGCATTTTATAATTGTTTTGTAGTAACATTAAGAATTCTTTATAAAAATGTATTTAAAGAAATCCATGTGAAAATATTCAACACTGGAAAATTAGAGATACCTGGTATTCAAAATGATGAAATATTAGAACTAGTAATAAAAAATATATTAAAAATATTAAGTGATATAATAAATGTAAAATTAGAAATTTTACCAGATAAAACAGAAAACGTGTTAATAAATTCAAATTTTAATTGTGGATTTTATATAGACCGAGAGATATTATTCAATACATTAAGATATAAGTATCATATAAATGCATCATACGATCCATGTTCTTATCCAGGAATTCAATGTGTTTATTATTATGATTATTTAAATAAAATAGGCATAAGTAATACTTTAAATGTAGATAATAATATAAAAAAAGATGGAAATATTCAAAAAATTTCATATATGATTTTTAGGACAGGTAGTATATTAATAGTAGGTAAATGTAGTGAAGATGTATTAAGAATAGTATATGAATATGTAAAAAGTATATTGGTAGCTGAATATAGAGAAATAATGACCAAAAATATAGACCAAACAATACAAAAAGAGAAGAAGGTGACTAAAACAAGAAAGAGAATAATATTTATTAAATAATTTTACCCAATGAATTTAATAACGGCAATATATTATCATGATTATTTAATAAACTGAGAGCATTATAATCTATATGATATTTTATATCAATATTTTTTAAAAAAATTTTTTTTATAATATATTTTTCAATAAAAATAATAACATTATTATAAAAGTTTTTATTGTATGTGGCGTGAATATTTTTATAATGTAAATTAATATATTCGATTAAAGAATTTATATTTTTAAAATATACTATGTAGTTAGAATTAATTTGAAATTGTTTAGAATTTAAATCGGTTACGGTGAAAATTTTTTTAACAAGTTTTGTTAAATTTAATGTATTGAAATAAATTGAATCCTGATTTATATTTTCTAATTTATTTTGATAATTATATAAATGATATACATTATTGCAAAGTGTAATAGACAAATTATTTATAATATATACTATATGATTAATTATTTGTAATCTAAATTTATTATCATCTGAAATATTGGTTTGAATTTTATTATCAAAAGTAAAAATAGTTTTTTTGTAACTAAAAATAACAGCATCTTTTAAAGTTAATTCAAACGAGCATGATTCGTATGAATAATTAATATTAATTTGATTAATGAATTCTACAAAATATATATATCCTTTTTCACATAAATTATATATATCAACTAAAGAATCGATATATAACAATGAAATATTGAATATATTAGATATAAGATATAACCCTTTTATATGTAAAATTTTAATAAAATCTTCATTTTTGTAAATAGCAATATTTTTGAAAAAAAATTTATTATAATTATTAATAATAAGTAAATATTTGCTTGAAATTTCAATAATATTTTCGGAAATGATCATTATAATATTATAAAAAATATAATATTATATTGTAAAAAATATAATTATAAATAATTATAAATAATTATATTGATTCGCAAGCTTTATTATTATTGGTAACTCCATCCCAAACAACCCCGCATTTCGTAGACCACTTATATTTTTCACATAATTCACTCTCTTTATCTGTACCAGACAGTGAAAACATATCTATTTTTTTACTTTTGCAATCGTCATCATTAGTTCTACTTGCTTCATTTATATTGTTATTATCTTTACACATATGTTTTGTAGAGCCAACAGTATCATCTGTCACGATATCCCAGTAATCAGGACAGTCAGAAATAATGGGTGGAAATGAGTTTTCGAATAAAGATTTAGCTAAAAATAAACCAAGTATTATAAGAGAAATAATTAATATAATAATAGATATACTTAATACAACTTTTTGAAATGATTTCATAATATATATATAAAATATTATAATAAAATATTATAATAATAAAATATAATATTTAATTATTATATTATGGATAATACATCAAACGGCAGAATAAATATAATGGGTCCAAATATATCTACTAAATTTTCTATGATGGATAAAATTCCATTGCCTACTAAAACAGATTATAGTAATGTTTTAACTGGTACATTTGAAAGAACTCGTTTATCGGATAGTTATTTCTCTCAAAATAATATACAAATGATTCAAAATGGATTAAGAAAAGGGGTTTATGATAAATCAAATAAAAAGATATTAATTGATCAGCAACCACCCGATCAAATAGTAACAGTAATGAGAAGTATGTTTTATCAACATTCAAAAAATTTAAATAATAATATCCCACAACAAATTCAAGAATTAAATAATTATGTAATAAATTTTTGCGTTAATCAAGTTTTTAATGAGGCAGTAGCCTATCTAAGATATAAAGAAGACGCAAGTAACATGCATGTTCCAATGAGCGCACCTTTATATTCTAATAAAACTGATAAAACATTAGAATTGAAACCCTGGTTTTAATTTTGCTGAATGTGAATCTAACTACTGTTTGGTTTTTGATTATTTGGTTTTTTGATTATTTGGTTTTTGTTTTTTTGTTTCACTTGCATCAAGTTTATCATCGTTTAGAAATTCATTATAAAGTTTTTTTAAATGATCTAATTCATTAAGCCATAACTCTTGGATTTTATAATTTTCAATTTTTTCTAATTCTATTTTTTTATTATCATGTTCCAAGATCAATTTATCTACATTTTCTTTTTGTACACTATCCATTGGCATTTTAACAAGATAATTATAATTACCACTTTCTAAATCTTTATCAAAATTCATAGTTTCAAGTAAATTATTAATTTCCTCTTTGGTTTTTTTCCTAAGATCAATTTGATTATCTAAATTGCCGTTAATATATTTAGCTTTATTTGATAATGTAATTAATTCTTTAGATAATAAATCAATTAGATAAAGTTTTCTTTTATTATAATATTCAAGCCGAATACTATAATATTCTTCAATAATTTCATAAATAGTATCGTATTTTTTCAATTGTTCTTTTTCATTAAATAGATGCATATTCGTAGTTGATTGAGTAGTATATAATTTTAAATATTTTTCAACACCCTCAATACCGTGATCGTGTTTTTCCATTAAAAGTTTAGAGATAATACCCGGATAAAATTCTATAATAAATTCTACATCGGATTCAGTAGACATATCAGAATAATCTTTAATATAGTTTTTTTTAGAATTCATTAATGATTCAATATACTCTTTATAATCTTGAGTCCATGTTCCAATTGGTAATTCAGATATGCGAATTTTATTTGAAGCTAAAATTTCATAATTACCTTTAATCAAATATTTTTTATAATGATTGTCACAGGGAATGATAAGACCTTTAAAATTTTTGTAATAAGGTTCTATAATTCCACGCTCCTTGTTATTTTTTAGCATATTTTGTAAATATTCAATAATTTGAATTGGGTTATATGACATAATGTCAGTACTAAAACCGGTACCGATCCCCTTAGTTCCATTTATAAGGATCATTGGAATAATAGGCGTATAATAAATCGGTTCAACTAAATCTCCATCATCTTGTATATATTTTAAAATTTTATCGTCTATTTCTGGAAAAATAGCACGAGTGATTTTAGATAAATGAGTAAAGATATATCTTTCAGATGCAGCATCTTTACCTCCCATAAGACGAGTTCCAAATTGTCCTTTTGGTTTAAATATATTAATATTATTTGAACCAACAAAATTTTGCGCAAGTCCGATAATTGCACCATTTAAACTAGCTTCACCATGGTGATAACCAGAATGTTCAGATACATAACCACTAAATTGCGCAACTTTAATTTCGGTGTAAAGTTTTTTTTTGAATGCAGAATATAAAATCTTTCTTAAACTAATTTTAAGACCATCTGTTATATTGGGTATAGATCGATCATTATCATATTTTGAGAAATGGCGTAAATCATTATTAATAAATTCTTCATAAGTAACAGAGGTTTTACTGGTATCAAGAAAGGCGTGTCTATTATAATCAGATAACCAATCTTTTCTATCATTTGCCCTTTTTTTATTAAACACCATGTCAATTAAGTCAGAACATTTTTCTGATGATGAAAAGTTTACAATTTTCTTTTTCTGAAAATATTCTTTAAATTCTTTACTTGTGCTAGTCCCTAGACCCTTGTAATATTTAATAGACCATTTAGATACGTCATTATTTAATTTCCAATCTTCAAATTCACCATTATTATAAAATTCAATAATATCTTTTCCCTTTGTTGCTTTTAAAATAGGAGTATTCATATAACCAATAAATTCTGGTATTTCGATTAACGATTTCCATTCACTATCAATCATATTAATGCCCAGCCCCTTAATATGACTACCATCTAAATCTTGATCAGTCATAAATAAAACTTTACCATATCTAAGTTTTGTTTTAATATCGTTTGGTGTATATATTTTATCATGTTCTAAACCCAAAATTTGTTTTATTTCAGTAATTTCTTTATTGTCCGATATTTTAGATACATTTTCACCCCTAACATTGAACATTTTACCTTTCATCGGGTAAACGCCTATAATATTTCTATCTTCTCTAGAAAGACCGGAAATAATACCAGATTTAGCGGAATCTCCTTCGCATAAAATAATTGTACACTCGGATGATTTATTTGTTCCTGCAAAATTAGCATCTACTAATTTTGGAATGTTACGAATATTTTTAACTTTTGCACCGTCGGTTTTCTTAGCAGCTTTATTTTCTTTAACTTCTGTAATAGTGCAAGCAGTTGACATTACTCCCATTTTCGCCAATTTTTCGATAAATTTATCGGAAACTTCACATGATGATCCAAAGTTACTGATCGCAGTATTAAGATAATCTTTATTTTGACTGTCAAATGCTGGATTTTCAATGGTACAATTAACAAAAATCATCAATTGTTCTTTGATAGACGATGGCTTAACTTCAATGTGCTTTTTATTTTTTATAAATGTTGTAATTTTTCGAATAATTTGATTTGTAATATAATCAACGTGTTTACCACCTTTAGAAGTAAAAATCCCATTAACAAAACTAATTTGAGTAAATTCTTCATTGGGTGCAATACAAACTGCATATTCCCATCTTATATTAGCTTCTTCATAAATTCTTTCAGTTTCATTTTTATTTCCAATGTATAAATCAATATAATTTAAGAAACTTTTTACATCAATATGCTGTGAGTTATATTTAACTTTAATTGATTTATCAGTTACAGCAGCTATATCATAAATTCTTCTTAACATAAGAGATTTGAAATTTTCATCAAATCCCGCAAGTTTAAGTTTTTCAAAATCAGGTTTAAAACTAACTGAAGTATATGGTTTATTTTTGCAGCTAGTGATAGTGGGTTTATCAATTATATTTAAATTATCATGAAATTCTTGAACGTATTTTTTTCCAGTTTTATGATCGACTGTTTCAATTTTACCCCATTTAGACCAAATTAAAACCAATTTAAAACCAAATCCATTTTTTCCACCAACAATTTTTTTTTCATTTTTATCATAATTAGTAGATGTTCTTAAATGTCCAAAAATTAATTCAGGAATCCATATATTATATTCTGGGTGAATAGATACATCTATTCCATTTCCATCATTATATAAAGTAACTATATCATCTTCAATACTAATATTAATATTGGTAACCGGATAATTTTTTTCTTTTACATTGGATTCTATTAATTGTTGCATCCTAATTGCATGGTCTCTACAATTAACAATTCCTTCATCGAATAGTTTATATAATCCAGGAACATAGTTAATTGGTTTTTCTATAATTTTTTTTTCTTGGCTATCAAATATATAAATATTTGTATTAATATTTTCAATAGAACCAATATAAGTATCTGGATTATCTAAAACATGCTGCTTATCTGATTTTTTTTGATATTTCTTAGCTAGTTCTTGACTATTATTTGGCATATAATTGTATTGTTGATATGATTTTAAATATATTTTAAATATCAATTTTAGTAAAATTCATAATTTTTATTTTTAATAGTATATTTTTAATAAACTATATTATTAATGAGTAATATTTGTTTTAATTTAAATAATACAATTGAAATATCTGATAATTTATATATATTTAATAACGATAAATCAATTATAGGTGATTTAGAAACTAATATTTCCACTTATTATGGTTTATATAAAACCGATGAAGAAGTTTTCTATTCAATAAAAAATGTACCAAAAACACACCCAATTGGTTTTTATGATGCTTCTGGTATAAGCGAAATTGTTGATATATCAAATTTGATAGATTATAATGTTTCTTATGGAAAAGCAATAAATATTTATGTATCAAAAGGAAGTGATTTAAGTTTTAATAATAACAATTATTATAGATTTTATGATGAATGTTATAATTTACTTAATATTTCAACTTCATTAATAGAAACAGGATTAACAAATAGTGGAGATAATTTTTATTTTATGAGATCGATGGAATATACTTTTATTGCTATTGAAGATTTTTGTAGTAATCATCCATTTGCCTTAAGTGGTGAAGCGTTAAGCGGGTTAAATTATGATGATTTAAGTTTACAGAAATTGGATGATAGTTTTAATATTACAATTCCAAAAAATACAAATAATGACACTAATAGAATTTTTTATGTAGATGCAGAACAAGATGATATAAGTGGAGAATTAAGTATTTTAGTAGATGCAAGTAATATATCATATTATTATGGCGATATAAAGATATCAATAGATTCAAGTTATTCAACGCATTATGATAGTTCAAAGATATCTATTAAATCATTTCCATTAGATGGTATAAATCAAGTAAATAATGTAAATTTATTTGGCTATGATATAGTATGTGATTATATACCAGAAGATGCATATGGCTACTTTAATAGATTAGCCGATTCAAGTACTGAATGTTTAAATATAGTTTCAGAAGCAAAACGAATAGAAAACTTAGTAGGTAATAAATATCATTATGAATTTAATTTGAATAATCACGGTACACGACAAGATGAAAATAATGACAACATTGATTATAGTATTTATAAATATGGTGTATATAATGGACGTTATACAATATTTAATGTAGATAGAAATCTACCAATTAGATTAATTAATGACGACATTAATGACTATATTAAAGATTGTATTTATATAGATGAAACAGCTTCAAGCAATCAAATTCAAAGTAACGGCCAAATTTATTATTATAATAAGGTTGTAATACATGTAAACAATAGAGATGGAAAATTATTTCAAAATAAAAACATACAAATCAGAGTTCTAGATATTTTGGCCACTCCGATTATTGAATATGAAATATCTAATAATTTTATTTATACATCGTTCTGTAATGACTCGGACACCGTAAATAATATAACAGGCAGCCTGGAATTTAAACTATATAATCAAATAAATAAACCTTATACTCATAATTATACACAAAATATTTTTAATATAAATTTATATGAAGGTTTTATCGAACTAACTACACCATATAAAGCAGTGGATAGATATAACCATGATATTAGTAATTTAATAACAACGACTGCACCACGTGATATAAATTATGGTTTACAAAATTATATAATTACTTATACATTAAAAGATTATGAAGAGAATATAATATTTTTATATAGATTGGTACAAATTAATACAGGTCCGTTTATTGAAGTAAATTACAAAGATTATTTGTTTCAAAATTCAAACCCATATACAAATATAATAAATATACCAACAAATATAATAAATCCATCTAATAATTTTTATAAAAATTTGGATGTTTATATATACAATGATATACAAGAAAAAATATCAATACCATTCAAAATCACATTATCAGGTGAATATTATGATTTGACCAGCACGAATGATGCTGTATCGAGACAAAATATTAGTAGTGATATACTAATATATAATAATACGGAAGGGAGTCCATTCAAAATACAAGTCAGCGAAATAATAGATATATCACTAAACTATTATTTATCTAATAATTTTAGTGCCAAATTATACACCGGATCTAAAAAAAAATTAGATGAGAATGGTATACTAATAAAAAATATAAAAGGTAACACCATAACAACGGTGAATGTAGCGGATGGCGACACTAATATATTAAATATGTCTCTGCTTACTGTAGATGATAACGATTTGGGTGAGGATGACAACGATGGCCCAATCGGGAATGCTTATAATACATTTATTACGCAATCGGGAAAAGACTCGATTAATAAATTACGCTTAAGGGGTGATGAGGTAACTATAAATAAAATAGATAATTACGAGAATGTAATTGATATAAGTCTGGTCTATCGAGTGAAATATGGAGAATTAAATTTTGACGCTTCGCTTACAATAACTAATACTTATTTTAAACTTAATATAGACTGTACAAATAACAACAGTAAAGTTACAATAGACGGGTCGTTTGAAGAAATAGATTTTTTTACACCAAATAATATTGATCCTAAATATATTGGTAATTATGAACTCACTGTATCAGCTCTTGGTCTATCGAGTGAAGATTTTATATTTAATGATATAAGTGATGTAATAGCTGATACAAATTTAATAATAGACATTTCAAGAACATTTTTTATAAATATACACGATGATAATATATCTCCAGAAATTAACTTTAAAAATAATAATCAAACAAATTCATCATATGAACTAATATATCCTAATTATCTTAAATTTCATGTAATAAATGACATATCCTTTTTTAAGACGGGCGATTTGTTTATAGAAAATACAAATACCCCGTTGTTAGAATTCTCAGATAATTCTATTTATAATGGTTTTTTAACGGCTGAGGTTTCAGGGCATATAAATACAACCTATACAGATAGCGTTATTGAAGTAGATATTTTAAATCTAGGGAATGAAACGAGTGCCGATATTAGCTATACCGCATTCGATTTATGCGGAAATTCAAGTAATCCAGCTACTTTAAAAATAATTTTTAAAGATATTCCTCTATTACAATTAGATGGGTCTACCAATGAGGTAATTTCACTAAATTATAATGAATATATAGAAAACGGTATAACAATAACATATCAAGATGTATCAGTTAATTTTAAACCAGACAGTTCCGAATATGACCTAACTAGCGAAACAACTGCAGCCAATACCGCCGTTTTAGGAGCGTATGACATATCATGGACATTAAATCTGGATACAAGTGTTGCAAGCGATTCGTATACTTTCATATATCAAGTAAAAAAACGTAATTCGGATGATTCGGTTTCTATAACGCGGTTTATACAAGTGAAAGATATAGAAAAACCACAATTAATATTTCCAAGTTTATCAATAGTAGATCCTAAAACATATACAACTCCTCTTGAATCTGAATATTCAAGTCGTTCTAATATAGATTTTAGTTTAACCGTACATTCCTCATTCGATTTTTTAAAAAGCGTAATAGAAGAGTATAAATCATTTGATGAACACAGTTCATTGACCGCGACAGATACCTCATATGTATTAACAATTAGTGGTATGGTAGTAGATTTTAATGAAGATAAATTGAGAAATGTACCAGTATTTGATAGTGACACTAATATCCAGTATTTAAACGCTGACGGCTCATTTAACGTGGTATCTATAGGCATTAATAAATACGAACCATTAAAATTTGAATATACAGTAACAGATACAACCGGTAACACGTATTCTCAAATTAGAACAGTAGATATAATAGATATTGAGAACCCAACCATATCGTTTACTAAAGTAGAGAGTGAATTTATAGAATATAGTAATCTAAACAATGATTATAAAGATTTTTCATATCAAGCATTTAATTATGAAAAAAATGAAGAAGATTTTTTAAACGAATTATCGTCAATAATTTTTGAAACGTTCTCATTACATGATAATTTTCATATAGATAGTGATAACTTTGAAATTAGTATATCCGGTATAACTATAGATTATAAAAAAACAAATATACTAACAATAAGCGATATTAAATATGACGTTTCATGTATGGAATTATTTTCAAAACCAGAAAATCAATTAATAATTATTTATGATATATCTGATAATCAATATAATTACGCCACAATAAATAGATATGTTGATATTATAAATACTACAAAACCCAAAATAGATTTTATTAATAATACGAATATTTTGGAAATATCTTTTGGAAATTTGAACCATGATATTTCGTCGAACTTTACATTATATCACGATAGAATGTTGACGGCTGACCTTAATATTGATATAAGTTATATTTTACCAAACAAAATAACATCATTAGTTGGATTTCATGATTATGATCCAAGTGCATTAATTTATAGTGCAGTAAATTATACACCGTCTACCGATAATGTTATTAAATTTTATTCAACAATAGAACAAGGATCATATTATTTAACTTCGGATACTATAGATATTACAATTACAATTACAAACGAAGGTCCAATTTTTGATGGTCTATATACTCTATATACTCTAGAAAATCCACATGTTACACTTCATGAGGCAGCCGAAATTTTAACTGATGCATCATTAATTTTATATGTTAATGTAACTAGTGAATATGATAAATTTTATTATTATAATTATTTCCCTGACATTTCTTATTTATCAACAAATTATGACATAAATTTTAAAAGTGTGCAAGATGGCATAGTTGAAACACCAGAACTAAATCAAGAAAATCCCAGAATAGGAATATATAAAATTATATATACAGCAACAGATAAAAATGGACAGCGCACAATATTAGAGAGAATCATTCAGGTGGTTGATACGAATGGTCCAATAATTACGATATCATATGAAACAATAGAGGTGGATCAATTTGAAGAGTTAATTATGCCGAGTGCATTTTTCACGGACAAAGGTACTTATTTAAGAGATATTTCAATATCTTTATACGAAATACTAATTGATAACGACACACCAGTATTTATAAAATTGTTAACATATAAAGATTTAACTCCTTCTTTTCCCAATCCATATCTGGATTCGTATGATTTTTCATCATCTGAATTATTATTAACTACAAACGATACAAGTAATAGTAGTGTATCATATACGGTATTATATCAAGCGCGAGATATAAGTCAAATATCTACCGATATTTGTCTAAATATTTCAATAAAGCACATAACAAATTTTGTATTCGCACCTAAAATTTCTATATTTGAAAACGTCATAGAATTAGATAAAAATTTTAATTACAATTTTAATAATTTAATTACAAATAATAATAATTTAGGATCAATATTTGATATCAGTGATCTAACATACGATATAATAACAAAAACAATCACATACGAAGCAAATAACCTGCGATATCATACGGACTTTTCATTTACAATGCATGCAAGGTATAACAATAATGTAATTCCCTCCAACCAACACACGATAACGAATAATGCATTTGAATCTAATAATTCAAATAAGTTAGGTGTTTATGTCATTACTTTTACAGCACTTGTTACAAGGTTACAAAGTGAAACTTATTTAGATACCTATACGGAAACAATAAACTTTAATAGAATTGATACAACTCCACCTGTGTTATCATTTATTTCATCAATTGATCATACTGATATATACAATATAAAATTGCCATTAATGTCCGAATTAACGCTATTAGAAAGTATGGAAAATATAAAAAATAAAAATTTATTTAATCCATATTATCTAACATCTGATGTATATGGTTCTACTATATTTTCAATTCCGGGTATAAATATTTTTGATGCTATAAACGGAACAACACAGACTTTAAGTAATGAAACTATGCCATTAGACGCAGACCCAGAATTTAGGTTATATATATCATATAAAAAAATATTACCATCACAAAACGGGTCCGATGTTTTACCTAAAAGTTTTCCAAGTATATCTAGTCTCACTACTACAATAAATATTAATTCAAATTTACAAGATACCATGATTAATGTATTTTTTATATATAATTCTGATATAAACTCAAATACAAATAATTATGCGGAAATAGTTTTTTATTATCCACTAGATATCGTTCATACATTTAAACATAATGGAAATAACATGATAGAATATCAAAGCAATGGTGATACTAATACTACAGTAATTAATAGGTCGCTTCAACGCAATGAGATATCAATAATAAATGGAAGCATAACAACAAAATACTTAATAGAAAATGTTGTAAACATAAATGAAAATTCTTGGAATTTTCGAGCACTAAATGTAAATAATAATATAGAAAAAATTGACTTACGCGTAGCAGTAGGTTCTGATTCTGATTCTGATTCTGATTCTATATCGGCCGTAGAAATAACAGAAATACCAAATTTTGATATATCGGCAGCATATCTTACATTAAATGCTGGAAACTATGTTCAAAATTTTAAACTATATGATTCGCGTGGTAATTTTTCAGATATATCGAGATCTTTGATAGTAGAAAGGTTTGACCCTTTTATAAATTTAACTTATGAAAGGGATGTAAAAGCAAATGAGTTTTTAAAATTTTATTTTAATCGACATAATAATTATATTGATCGCGGAGGATCGGTGATTGATTACTATCATGGAGTAGTTGATAGAAGAGACATTACTCTAAAAATGTTAAACGACATAGATAAAACCGAATTAGGTGTTCAAATAGTTAGAATACAAATGAGCGTAACATTTACCGATAATACTAATACAATTACATATACACCGACAGCAGATAGAGAAGTTCATGTAGTAGATTCAAAATGCTTACCAGGGGTAATAAATGGATTAAATGAGTTGAAAAGAAAAAATGTAGATTATAAATGGGGTTTATATAATGCCGTTTATACAATTAATATATCAGACGAGGCCGATGCAATTAGAGTATTTGGTAATAATGTAGATATAACCGATATAATAAGTATAACAGGGGAGAATGTTATAACACATAATAACAATGAATATCATTGGGGTGAAATTGTTTTAAGTGTAACTGATGACTTTAATAGAGCAAGTGTAGAATATTTAGATCTTAGTAAAAACCCTATTTTGTTAGAAGATATATTTTTGTGGACAACAGAATGTAATATAGTATTAATAAATGAATTGCGTAATATACAGTTACCAGAAGACACATTTAGAGTTGATGTATCAGGATACAATGAAGTATCTGAAAACACTGTATCGGATCTTTCAAAACAATTTTTTATATTAACAGGAGAGATATACCCATCGTTGGAAGATGTAAATCGACGTAATATAACCGAATTACCAAAACCAATATTACATTTAGCAATGGGGAGATATAAATTTATTCAAGACACAGAAAAGAATTTTTATAATAGAATTAAATTTTCAATAACAGAAGATGGTACTCATAATGGCGGCATAGAATATACAAAAGGAATAATTGAATATAGTTTGCCAGGATTAACAGATGGATATACAGAATTAATTTTGTCCGCAACGACACCAACACCATTATATTATTATTCGGAACATTTTCCAAATATGGGGGCTAGAATTGAAACTAGGAATAATTTAGTGATATCAAATGCAAATATATATATAAGCGATAATGTATTATCTGTAGATAATTCATCTGTTTTACATACAATTCACAACAACGAAAAATTATTAAATAAAATATTTTTGTCCCAAACTTTTGATTTATCTGGTATAAATGGAAATGATATTAGTCATAACAATGTTCATATAAATTGTATAACGCAACAAAATATAAATCATAATATTATAATAAATAAAAATGAAAAATTATTAATGTTTAAAAAATATCAACATTCTCCAAATTATGATCCAGTAACAAACCAAGGAATTGATCATGTACCACAATATGCCGATACACCGGATTCACAAATTTCAAATGAAAATATAAAACATGATATAAGTAATCATTATTTATATGATTTTAGTGTTAATATGCAACAGACATATGTTTTTCAATATGATTATACGATAGATACTGAAGCAAATTTACTATCAAATTTATCAACTAATATATTAGTAGAAAATATGTTAGTGGCTGTTGGCTGCGGAATAGAAAATACAATGGGATATTCAATTGATAATGGTATCAATTGGATTGGTTTGGGTAAAGTTTTATTAGATAGTTCAGGACTTGGAATAGGGTATGATGATATGTCTAGATTTATTGCAGTTGGTAGTGGCATAAATGACACAATAATATATTCGAATAATGGTATTGATTGGATACCGACAAATAATTCTAAAGTTATTTTAGATGATTATGCAAAAGCTATAGTGTATGATAATTCTAATACACTTTGGTTAGTCGGTGGTAAGGGTAGTATAAATAATTTGGCTTATTCAAATACAGGAATAATGTGGATTGGGTTAGGTAAAACTTTATTTGATATAGAAATTAATTCATTTTCAAAACATAATAATACTTATATACTTGCATTTGGTAATGATAGTAATTCAAATTCAATAGCATATTCAAGCGATGGAAAAACTTGGATTCCAGGCGAGGGTGAAGGTGGAAATACAAAAGATACAATATTTTCGGTTCAAGGAAATGGTGGCGTGTATTATAATAAAGAAAATATATGGATAGCAGTTGGTGAAGGCGTAGATAATACAATAGCATATTCAAATAATGGTATAAATTGGATTGGTTTGGGTAAATTAAATATAATAGAAGGGAGAGATGTAGCAGTAAATGATAATATGGCAATAATTGTCGGTAAGGGTAATATATCAAATGGAAAATCCGCAATTATATATTCGTTTAATGGCTTAGACTGGTTTTCCAGTGAAACAACCATATTTTCAGAATGCAATTCTATTGCGTGGAACGGTTCTACTTGGATAGCCAGTGGTTTGGGTGAATTAGATAGAATTGCGGTATCGAGCGATGGAATAAAGTGGACTGGGTTAGGTGCTGAATCTATAAATTTGTTTTCTCAAGTGGCGATGGGTACGGTTGGATTTTCAAAAAAAACATTTTTACGTAATACTAATGACATTTTATATAATTTAGATATATTAAATTTATTTTATTCAAATTCAGAGATAGATAATTATAGTAATTTTTTTAGAAAAAATAGATTATTAACTGGTAGATTAGTAACAAAAAATTTTATAAGTAGGATAAATGAATTAACTTATATAAATCATGTTTCACTGTTAGAAGATAATAAAACGTATGATTATTTTTTGGATAAATATTTAAATTCAAATATGATAACATTTAATCATATTTTTGATAATCTAATAACATTTAATTTACAAACATATATAGATTTATCAAACTATAATATTGACAAAAATTTATTAAACTTTTTACACAAAGAACATTTTCCATTATATGATACGGGTAGTAATTTTTTGACAGATAAGAATAATTTATTATTTGATGAATTTATAGTAAATATATGGAGTGATATATCTGGAACTATACCAACAATAATAAAAGATCCTGAACAAAGTATTTTATTTTCAAATGGTTTAATAGAATTAAATGAATATTTAATTGATTCAGAAGATAGTAGTGGTATTTTATATAAACTTTATGAAAATATAACAAATTCACGTGGTATAGAATATGTAAATAATGAATTGGAAAATAGAGTTTTTTTATCAGTAAGAGATACGCAAATGATAGGTCATGAATATAATAAATTTATAGGAATTACACAAGAAAATATTTTTCATAATATGTATTTAGATGAAGAAAATGTATTAATTTTCCATTCACACCAAGATACGGGAAATAATTATAAAGTAAATGAACCAAACTTATCATTGGAAAAAACATTACGCGATTTTTCAAATAATAATAAATATTTATTAGAAATATCAACAAATGATATATATGGTTGTTTTGTTGGCGATGAAAAAAATATAAAAAATAATGCCAATACCAAAAATGATGTAATTGAACAGGATACACCATCGTATAAAACATTTATTACATATTTTTTAGATAATGAATTATCTAACACAGATAATTATTTAACTCAATTTGATATAAGACCTATAGCATTAAATAATATTGATTATAATTTATATCCGTATACATATCACGATGAATTAAAAAATTTACATAGTCATAGTTATGTAATTAATTTAAATGATTATTTTGAAAGATATATTTATGATAATCCAAATTTAGATGTCCCATGGAATATGTATAATAAGAGTTATTTATCATATACTTTAAAAGATATAAATTTTTTAAAAGATTTAAATATATATGACATAAGAGCTGATCAAAATATTATTATTGATAAAAGTAAAATAGAGATATTAAATTATTTGCAAGATTTTTTAAAAATAATACATTTTAAATTAAAATATATAGATATTATAATAAATAATGATTTAATTTATAAACATGTTCATAATGATTATTTATCAAGTAATAATAAATTATTAAATAATTTTACTATTCAAAATATGAACGAGTTATATAATTCTTTTGAATTTATATCAATTAATTATCAATTAACGTTACCAAACGCATCTCTAAATAAATTATCAGCAAATATTTTTTATAATTTAAAACAAATAAAAAATAAATACTCAATGATTGAAGAAATCTTTATATATCACCAAGATGATAAACATATAAGATTGAATATCAATGAATATTATGGTATAACTAATTTTGATAAAATAGATCAATTACATACTGATGCCAAATCAATAAATACAACTATAGACAATTTTGTATATAACAATTTATATTATTATTATAATGGTAAAAATATCGAAACCATAATCAAATTAAGTGAACATTCATTCTTAAGTCAATATTCTGATTTAGATATATTACATCAATTATTAAATAATTTTAGACAAATGAAACAAAATTATGATAAAACATTAAATGAATTAAAAATACGAGAGGCAAATTATAATCAAATTGATTTAGTTGTAACAGATTTATATGATATAACAGACATAGACCTTTTTATTGCAAGTTTATTAAATAATTATTCAGCTTTAGATACTGCGTTAAGAGAGCAAATTACTGTATCTGGGCAAAGCAATACATATATATATATATCCACTACTAATCATTTACATGCAACTGATAACTGTCATAATAGTTTTGATCCAGGATTTGAATATATTGATATTAATGGTATTACTGATAAGAGTATAATTGACATTAGCATTAATATAAACCATGTAATAAATAATTATAATTATTTTATAAATGCCTATTCAAATGTATATGACTATTTAGATAAAACCATAATTTATGACAGTATTAATTACCATATGAGCGGTAGTGAATTATTAATAAATAGTTTTTATTCAAATAATGTTAAAATGAAATTTGAAATAAAATATAATAGTTATTTGTACCCCGATAAATATGTCGATACAATAGTATTAGATATAGCAATACCCGATTATACTCCACCCACATTAATATTTAATAATACTGATTTATCATTTTCACAAGCGCTGTCAACCTCGAGTGATATAAATACATTATTGGATATTTTAATAAACGATATTTCATTTATTGAACTTAATCAATCGTATGATATAACCAATGATTTGACAAATATTAGATACAACGATGTATCTTATTCAAGTTTTCAAACGTCAGAATTAGAAAATAATATTTATTCTACTATTGAAATAGATGTTACAAATTTATATAATTCAAATACTACATTCCTAGGCGATGATGCATCTATAAATATTTTATATACGGTTATAGATAATGCTAATAATAAAAATATTATTGAAAGAACTGTTAACGTGGAGAGAGCGTTTGATTATCCATTATTTTATTTTAGAGATCCACTCTCTCTAACTAATTTAACCATTCAGGAATTTTTAGCATCATTAGAATCAAGCTGGAGTTTTACAATACAAGAAGGAACAATATATAATAACGAACTTAAAGATATGCTTATAGAAAATATTATTGCGAGTGACCCCGCAGCAGGTACTGATCCACTAACCAATGAACCATATGAAATACCCGTAAACGTTGAAATAAACTTAACAGATATAAATACACCTGGTGTTTATGAAAATGCTATTGTTTATTCGGCAACTAGTAATAAGGGATTTGGAATTACTACTAGGTTAGAGAGAGATTTAATAATAACGGTCAAACCTATTGTAATAGATGTCAGCGATGAGGTGATCCCGACTAACCCATTTGGACCATGTAAGTGTCCTGTATATTATAAACCAATTCAACATAATTATAAATTAGGTTCCGGAGCATCGAATATAATGAGAATATCAAGAATATTATTAAGAAAGTAAAAAATATAATTTTTTACATAATATTAAAAAAATTATATTAAAAATTTGGTAACTGTTTAATCGTTGCATTAAATTTGTCGATTGCGATAAAATTTATATCTTTATCAGCCGTTATGTAAAAATTGAAACCATCATATTTATCAACATCATGATTTAATTTACTATTAATAAGTGGACCAATATAACTTAAAGATGTAGTTGCATAATTAAAACTATTGTCAAATGCAATAATAGTGTTCTTTATTTCAACAAAAGCATCCGTAATACTCCTCATTACGTTGGCAATATCTGGATCTTTATAATTTGGATATAATCCAAATGTATAAACATTTGGTTCAACATCTCCCGGATCTTTATTCAAATACTTTATTCCTACAGTAGCATGAATTTCAAATATTTCATCTTGTTCTCTATCGCTTATTTCAACGGTTTTACTCCCATTGACCATTTCCGAAATTGTTATTTTATTACCAAAATAACTAACTACGTCAAGCGGTATATATTTTATATTTGGAAGTCTATCTATATCTAATATTAATTGATTAGACAATTCAATAGAGAATGTTCTTTTATTTATATTATAAGAAACTTCATTGCCAATGATATCAGTGTTTAATTTCATGGTAGCGTAATAAGTATTTAACCAAATATCATTCCATCCTTTAGATGGTGAATTATTATATACTTTTAATTTATTATTTATACCATCAAACGTTAATGTGCCGTCTTCAAAAATATCATTGTCATTATCATATTCACCAGAGTTATGTTTGGGCAATATTAATTTTCCATAGGATAGATCTGTTGTACCTGAATTATTTAAATTAACACTAATAGTAACATTACCAACATCTAATTTATTGCATTGTAAGTCACTAAAGTTTCCCGGTCGAGGATTCGCTGGATCTCCAAATTCACCATTAGTCATCAGAATAGATCCATTAGATGTTAATTGATCTACATCTATACTATTACATGATAATTCTGTTGTAATTATTCTATTGCAACAAATATCATTTAAAATACTGAGGTTATCTATAGTTATTTTATCAAAATTCGCATCCCCAGTAACAAGTATATCTTTGAACGTGGCTTCTTCTAAAGAATTTAATGAATTTTTAACATATAAAGTTTCTCCCGATAGCGTATTCACCTGTATATCTGATATATCTGCGAAATATATATAAGCATACTCTTCTATTCTTATTTGTTTCGTGTCTATTCTTGGTATGTCTACAGCTGGTAATGATATTATATCTGCTGATAGTTTTTGACAAGTAATCTCGTTATGGCATGTTATATCATTTGTAATGAATAAATTATTTCCTGATATTTCATTTGTAACATTTATATTATTAGCTTCTATAACTTCGGATTCAATAAATTTCGAAGATATATCATGAGTTATTAATGAGATAATATCAACAATACTCCCCGAGACAGTTTCAAAAAGTATATGCGAAACATCTATGTTTTCACCGATTAATGAAACGGTATCTATTTTATTTGATGAAATTTCATTTATTATCGCTAAATTATTAATATGTAGATTATAAACTCTGATAGCATCATCGCTAGAGTCACCTGAAATGTCTATAGAATATAAAGGGTTTTTTCTATTAATGCCGATTCTGTTTCTACTGGTATCAATACATACTACGTTCTCACTGTTTACAAAACTAAAAGAATTAAAATTTGTAGATGTTTTTTTAATATTTGCAACTATTTGATTACTAATAGATGACATATCTATATTAAATAAAAGAATATATTATTTATTATAAAATTATAGGCAAACATTTTTTTTAAAGATTAAAGTGTTTCAACTGGTACATATAATTCTTGTGCAATGATTATATTATAATTGCCATGTTCATATCCTAATATACCGGAGTCTGTCTCGGTATTATCCCCATTAGTAGAAAAGGTTGTGTCGATTGCTACATTAGGATTAAAAATCATATATTCAAGACTATAGCTTACATCAGAATTATAACTATTAGAATCAATAAACAACCCATTGTATACTCCATTAGTAACACCAGATAAACTTAAATCTTTAAATATTATATCATTTGAATTATTTTTTACTCTAAAAGAAATTGTTCTGTTATTTTTACATACATAATTTACTTTAAACTCTAATTTAATATTACTATTTGAAGACAACGGACTAATTGTTACCATATACCCGTTTGAAGTTAAGTCATGCCAAACATCACACGTCTCGGTTAAATTACTAGTTAAACTATTTCCTTTTGATACTGCAAATGTACTATAAGAAACTGGCAGTTTGACATGAGCTGAATCTGTTAATAAGTGGTCTGATAGAGTAGTAATACCCGATACATCTAATTTACCATTAAATGATACATCACCATAAACTTTTAAATTATTTGATATATATACTCTATTATTAAATGAAGCATCTATAAATACTTCTAAATTCGATACGTCTAATTTACCATTAAATGATACATCTTTAACCGCACAAATATTATTATTAAAATACGTCTTATAATTATCACTTGTATAAAAATTAATATCTGATCCCGACGCCTCTATATTTAATGTATTGTTTTTTGCATTATGACTATGATTAGTACTGGCTAAATATAATTCATCCGTTACTAAATTCGGATCATGGTATATATTTGATGTATATAATCTCCATGGTCTTGCTTGTGAATTAAATTCAGTATATACATCGTCTCTATTTGTTTGAATTAACTCGTCTGTCATATTTAAATAATTAATATATAATATTTTTAATATTTTAATTATTTAATTCGTTAATTCGTTAATTCGTTAATTCGTTAATTCGTTAATTCGTTAATTATTTATCCGATTATAATATTTACGGTTACTGTTCTATATGCATAACCCACCCTGCCTCTTTTATCTGTGACACTATACGTTATTGTATGTGAACCAACATCGGCGATGTTAGGTGGTATGACAATTTCCACATCGTTTATAGAGAGGAGGGGATAGTAATCAAACTCGTCAGTTACACTTTCTACTCCGGGGTCAGAAAAAAGAACACCTTTGTCAATTGACACATCGACTTGACCATTCAATTTGTTCAATACAATTACCGGTTTAATGCTATCCGGAAGGATTGCGTTATTGTCGTCTATCGCGTTATATACTCGCACTTGGCCAATTCGTAGTTCTGTTGCCCCAATTTCATAATTAGTAACACCTACAGCAAGCGTCATACCGTCACTGCTTAACGCTAGAGATAATCCGTATAGGTCGTCGGTTGCATTGCCAGTTAGAGTTGTGATATTATTCCATGCACCCTGATCCCAATGATATAATATTGCCTTGCCCGGTGGAGGTAGTAGTGATGGTAGTGGTGAAAGTGCAATCACCTGTTTGCGGCCCGCGTCAGGTAATAGTGCCCATGTATCAACTGGCTGCGTGCCCCACTGACCAATCACATTCCATGGTCCAGCTGGATCTGTCGCATAAACAATATTACCTGACGATGGCCAGTGATCCACCCGGAAGACAATCTCTGCATCAATTTGCGAACTATCAATTGCATTATTTGCCTTCAAATAAACCACTGGCTTTTTATTATTATACCAATAATTATGAAATTCAGCACCTTTGTATTGGAAGTAGCCGCCACTTGTAGCAAATGGATTACCCGGATTTTCATTTGGTGTTACGAAAAACTCCACCGTTGCACCATTTATTATATTATTACCATTCTGTAGCACCTCAAAGTTGAGCACGGCCCAATCGCCGGTAGAATGGGCGGTATTTCCTGTCGGCGCTAGTCCAAAGTACGCGGGAGATCTCTCTGCCGCCACCGACTCGCCGGGTGATCCGACAGCGACAATTAAACCATCATCGCTCATCGCCACGCTGTGCCGAGCACCCAAATTATCGCCCGCATTCGCTCCGACCAAGTCACCCCCTGGCCTGGGTTGCCAATTGGGTGCTATGTAGTCGTAGACGCGCACGTAACCATGTGCCAATACCAACGTTTCTGATAGGGTCAGATTCTGATTATGTCCAGTTGGTGTATGACTCCATGATGCTCGAATCGTCCAATTGATCCCATCAGCCGATGAAACAATGTGTCCTGTAGGTGAGTGAGACTCCTGCAAGATGTGCGCAGTTAACTGTGACCCATCCTGCGCCCCGGTTGTTTGAACGTAGAAGAGTGGTTGACCGGCATTTTCCCACACGGTGTGATAACCCACGCCACTCGAATGACTCTGCCCTTGGTGCCAACAGTTGTATGTGCCATCTACGTGTATGGGATTCAAATAATACGTGGAAGCAGCATGGATAGCCGGGGGGCCCGTGTCTGTGGGTATGATATTCACTCCGTTTTGCAAAATTCCAAATTCTTTCATACACCACCATGAGTCTACGATAGAACCACTGTAGAAATTGATGTACTTCACCGTTGCCGAGCCTCCCTGGTTTTGAGGGTACAAGATTCTATGTACATCTCTTCTGGTGGTAGAATCAATCGGACTAGCCGGTCCTGAGGCTTCGTGTACTCCATCAATGTAAATCTTGACTTCACTTCCGCTGTGAGTCACTAAGATGTCGTACCAGTTGCCCGTTGTCAAAGTCGTTGTGGTTTGTATTTCGTTGTTACTCCAACTGGGTGTATTTTGTCCGTAGTGAAACGTGTTACCACCCCAGGGACCAACCCGGATCACATTGGAGCCATCGTTGTTTTTCATCTCAATTACGTAGTTGTATGGCACCATGGTGTCCCATTTGACACGCATAGAAATCGTGAACGGTGTGCCGAAAGGAAAGGGTGTTCCCAGGGCGTAATTTGTGGTTGTTTGGTGCATACCATCGGAGGAAAAGGTGGCACCGTGACTTGACATCACTGACCCGGGGGTGGATCCATCAGCACTGGTGAAATCCATCGCCCACGACGGTGTTGTTTCGTGTGTGGGTGCAATACCAAAGTATATGTGATCTACCCCCTGAAGATTCGGCGACCCCACAGCGAGCGTGAGGCCGTCCGCGCTCATTGCAAGAGACGTTCCGGTCTTATCGTGTGCATTCACACCGACGAGCAAGTCACCGCCTGGTCTGGGTTGCCAATTGTCTGTTACATAATCGTAGACGCTCACTTTGCCTACATCGTCGACAGATCCGCTTGCAGTTTGTGTTAATGAAAAATCTGTATAAGTATTACTGCTATTCATTAACATGCCGTCCCAAGCACCTCGGATGATCCATGGACCAGATGGGTTAGCTGCAGACACAACGTAACCGCTATTAGGTACATGCTGCGATGCACCGAGTCTTGAGCTTGCCGAAAGCTGCGACCCGTCTAATACCGCGTTTGTCTTTACGTATAAAATTGGTTTTTGGTTGCTCTGCCAATAGCCACCGTACCATTCCGATTGGTTAGGTCTATACTGAGCAAAGATACCACCGTTCGTGTGGTAAGGGTTAGCCAAGCCTACTGGTACCAACAGGTAGACAATTGGTTCACTGTGCAATATATCGACACCATTTTGAAGAATTCTAATGTCCAATGGTTCCCAGAAGTCGTTCACAGAAGTCGAGGTGGGCGCCCATCCGAAATATGTGTGCGTACTGAGATCTACTTGAGTAACTGTGTCGTGATTAGGCGAGCCCACAGCGAGCGTGAGGCCGTCCGCGCTCATTGCGAGAGACGTTCCGGTCTTATCGTCTGCATTCACGCCGACGAGCAAGTCACCGCCTGGTCTGGGTTGCCAATTGAGCGCTATGTAATCGTAGACGCTCACTTTGCCTACATCGTCGACAGATCCGCTTGCAGTTTGTGGCGACCCCACAGCGAGCGTGAGGCCGTCCGCGCTCATTGCGAGAGACGTCACGGGCGGCGGCGGCACGGGCGGCGAGGCGTGCTCCACGTGCACAAAGGTTTGCACCCTTCCCTGCTGCGTGAGGTCGACCTTGTAATACTTGTCGGATGCCACGAGCGTCTTGCCGTCGCCGCTCAGGTACAGAGCGCGTTTATTGTGACCAAAACCGGTGCCGGCGTCGGTCTGATGGGTCGTTTGGGCGGTGTCGTGATGGGGAAGCTCGTCCCAGTCAGAGTTGGCACTGTCCCAGGCGTAGACGCCGTGCCCGTCGTAAGTGGGTCGGCCTTGAAACCCAGACGCGAGCAGCAGGCCGTCAGCGCTCAGGGACACGGAACTTCCGATAGAGTCATAGGCATTCTGGCCTTCGATCGTCCCACCCATCTGGTCGTAGCCGTAGCCGTTCCATTCGAACACCCAGATTGTTCCCCCAGGGCCGGATCCGAAACCGCCAACCGCAAAAATTGTGCCATCGGCGTTCACCGCCAGGCTGCGGGCATCTGACCACCCCCACGTTGCGTCCAGAGCGACCCACCTCGGACTTTCTTTGTCCCAGTCCGCCGCCGCCGCGTTCCACTTGTACACGTGAACGTCCGACGTGTGCGACCACGCGCCTCCGACCAACACCGAATGAGTCGCGGCCGTGGCGACGATCGTCTCGCCATCGGCGCTCAGCACCAGCCTCTCCCCGATTTTTCTCACACTGTGGTCAATGTCGGTGCCCCGCGCCTGCCAGGCCTCGGACGCGGCATCGTAGCCGTAGACGCGGACCAGGACGGGGTCGGAGCCCCACTGGCTGTGCACTTCGAATGCGAGCACCAAGCCATCGGCGCTCAAGGCGCATCCCGTCGGCGCGCGGCCTATCTGGGTGAGCCTGCCTGCGGCTCCTGTGATTCTTTGGCCCATGGGTTCCCAGCTCGAACTCGCGCCGTTCCACGCGAAGACGTCGATCTTGCCACCATTGCCCGCCCACGTTACCGCGACGATCGTGCCGTCCGCGCTCAGGCAGGTTACACTGCCTACTGCGTCGNCATATTCGATTCCAAGCATCTCGCCGCCCTTCTGCTCCCACCCATTGCCGCTGCGCGCGTACACGCGAAAGGAACCCGTCCANTNGTCATTGTTGACCCAATGCCCAGGTGCCCCCACCGCGAGCGTCTGGCCGTCGTAGCTGAGCGCAATGGCAGCCCCGAATAGGCTATAGCGAGCACTCCCGTCGGCATCGGTGCCGCTCGCGATGGTCAGGGTGCCGCCCGCCAGCTCCTCGTAGCCCGCGATGGTCAGGTACAGCGGCGGTGGCGGCGGCGGCGGTGGGGGTGGTGGACTCTGGAGAACGATATCCGACCCGAGCTGTGTCCATGCTTCTGACACTGCGCCACTAGAAGGTTTCTCCCACACATTAACCTTGCCACCAAGTGCTGAATTTCCCAGAGCTACTTTTGTGCCATCGTCACTTATAACAACTGTCGATGGTGGTAGTGATGACGAAACGAAGCCACCGTCAATGGGAGCACCCCACTGTGTCCAAGTAATCCTGTCGTCTGTAGTGTAGACTTTAGTTTCGGAAGTACCAGTAGCCGCGAGAGTTTTACCGTCTTTACTC